ATATGCGCTCTTCTAAAAGTATATAATAGTCATCATTTGCACTGTCAATAGGAGTAACTTGTAATTCTTTTCCTGGTTCTGAGAATGCTAAAAAGAAGCGGCCTGCATTTTCGGTTCCTTGAAAAGTTTTTTCAATTTCTTTGTATACTTCGCGTCTTTCTTCAGGACTTGGGGTTCCATTCCTAAATTGCACAAACATAGATGGTGCGAGGCCATTTGCAATGTTATTTGCATGAAAGCGACTGACTTGTGCATCTAATGAAATATCATTCATTGCTGCTACATATGATGGTAATGGATAAACTTGATTACCAGGTGTGTAGTTGTAACAGTAATAGATTTGAGATGCATTGTCTCCTTTATTATCAGAAGCATCAAATGCTCTGTATGACTGATATGGATACTTTCTTAAGTTTGACCAATCAGCAGAGTACATATACTCTTCAACCTCATCTTCTTCATTTGGTTTACCAGATCTAACATTACCAAATGGTAAATGATACATTTCTGCTATTTTAGTTCTTTCTTTGTTCCAAATGATGTTTAAAGCATAGCCTTGATATAGTGTATAATCTAGAGATATTTTTTCAAATATTTCATCAATGGTTTCACCTTTTTGGTTAACATATTCATCACCGATAACTTCGATACCATCACCAACGATACCCGCTGTAATAGCATCAATACAAGTGTGATGCATTGCGCTAGTGTCATATAATTCTATTAATGATTGTGGAAATAAGTTAAGTGCTCCATAGTACATGTATTCTTTCGAACGTACTTCTCTAATATCTGGTAATTCAATGGCTTGAAAATTACTGCCTTTAATTGAATAAATTCCCTCTGGTGTTGATCTCATATTTTTATTTAATAATTTGGTCTATAATATACATCTGCTTCTCTGTCTTCAATAGCTGGTGTAGAAGTGTAATCTACTATACCAGTTTCTCCTCCAGGTTCACAAATGATTTTAACAAGTCCTTCTTCAATGACAGAACCTCCAGTTACTTTGTAACTCCAATTATATATTCCATTTTTGTGGTTGTCTCCAAAACCTGTTGGAAACAAGACTTGAACCATTGACCATCTATCATTACTACTAATAAGTGCTGATGGGATCAATTCTGGTTGATGTGAATACTGAGATGTGATAGTCCACTCGTATAATAAATTTCCATCTAAATTAGATTGGTTTAAAAACAAATGAACTTCTAAATCAGCTTCTGTTACTACTATTGTCATCTAAAATGCTGTATAATTAAGTCGTATACATATAAATATAAAAACATAGTAAATTGACATGGCATATAAATACGAAACAATAGAGTACGGTAAATTCAGTAATGATCAATGGGAAACCTTAAATGGTTTAGCATCAGCACAAAAGACTTTAGATAGAATTAAACAAGAATTAGATTGGGATGGATTTAGTCTCTATGTACATGGTTCTATATTATTAGATGTAGACACACATGATATTGATCTAACAATACAAGGTGATATGAAGCCTACCAGAATTAACCAGTTATTAGAGGGGTGCGTTCGAATTGGCTTCGAAGAGAAACAGTTAGTAGATGTAAAATACAGTGTCTCGTATGATCTGTATGATCCTGAGATAGATGGAACTAAGACTATCTTATTTGCATGTTACCAACCTAAGATAACTGTTAATGGTACCACATTTGATTATGGTAAAAAAGTGATGGATCTTTACTTAAAAGAGACTAAATACCCAATGAATAAAATGAAAAATTCAGGTTTAGTTTATAAATCACCACAAAAATTGATATAAAAAAAGGTAGCCATTTCTGACTACCTCTTTTAATGGGTGTATGTTTGAAATTATTCTACAATAGTAGATGTAACTTCGTACATTGGGCTTGCTTCCAAACCACCTAATACGATTTCGTATCCATTTCTATCACCGTAAGCAACTCCCGATGTAGCTGATCCTGATACCATAAAGGCACCTCTTTCAACTCCTATCGACCAGTACTTACCATTACCATCTTTTGCAACAACTACCATTGTAGTAGCTTGAGCCATCAATAATAATTGATCTCTCTTAGCAGCTTCCATTTTATTGAAAACCATAGTTAATTGTTGGTCAAAGAATAATGTTCCGTTCTCTTGAGAAACTGTAGTGGTTTCTGAAATCGAACTTTGCTGACGTGGTGTTTCAAATACGAAAAAATCAGATGGAGTTAAAGCAGCGGCACCTACAGTAATAGCGGTGATAACACCTGCTGATTCTGTGATTGATTCTACAGGTCCATTCGAAATAAATATCTTTTCGATACCTGCGGTACCGTCATTACATAAATCTAAAAAACCTGCGGTTAATGCTGAACAACTCATATTTTAATTGATTTTTTTAGTTTGTTAAAAACTAGGAGCCGAAGCTCCTAGTCTTGAATTTGTATTGCTTACGCCATATCGTTTGTAGCGAAAACGTCTACTTGAGAAACGCCTACACCTAATCTATATGCAGCACGGAACTTCATTGTATCTTCTGACTCATCATAGAAAAATCTGAATGAATCTAACTCATCAGTTAATCCTGTTGCAGCCAAAATGAAAGAAGATGGACCAGCAAATTTGAAATTTGAACCAGTCAATCCTGAAGATTTAACTACAGTTACATTCGTTCCAGGTAACATTAAGATTTCGTTACCTTCTACTGATTTGTAGTGGTAAAGACCTGTATCACCTTGTGCTACTAAAGCTCTTGTAAGTGCTCTGTATGCTTCTGGAGAAACTACCATGATTAGATCGTCCATATCTTTTACAGATTCGTCGATTGCATCATATAAGTCTAAAGCTTGGTCAATTGCGTTTGCTACATCCCAAGCAGCTGGAGTACCACCTTGTAAGTTTGCACCGTTAGCAGAAGTGATTTGTCCTTTAAGACCGTTTGCTCCTGTTCCTGTGTTACCGTTGATCAAGTAGTTTTCGTTTTCCTTTCTTAAGTTTTTAGCGTAAGATTCAGAAATAACTTCCTCAAATGGGATAGCGTCGTTACCCATACCTGGCGACATGAAAGCCGAAATATATTTAGCCCTAAGTGACTCAACACATAAAAGTGCTTTGCTTTCAAGTGAATCCACCTGAACGTTAACTTGTGAGTAAGTTACGCCGTTGCCTGCTGTTGGATAACCACCACAACCTGCTGCTACTATTGGAGTAGCTGTGTCTACCAAGTTTATTGCTACTGTACCAGAAGCAAATCCTGGTCTAAGATCTACGTATGAAAGTAAATCAGTGTTTAATACCGCTTTTGAAATAAGGTCCAACGACAATTGGTCCGTATATGCTGGTAATGCTGTTACATTAAATGCCATAATTTTAAATTGTTTTTTGTTTGTTTTTTGTTAATTAGTTGTTACGAAGCGCTTTTAATGCTTCCATTCTTTTATCAGTAATGCTTCTTTTTGCAGAGTTACCTGAAAATTCATTTCTGATTGGTTTTGCAGCTGGTTCATCAGCTAATTTAGAGAACTTAGCTTTAAGCTCAGTTACTTCTTCTGTTAATGCTGCGATCTCTTCTGTAAATGGTGCAATGATTTCTGCGATACCTGTTAACAACTCTTCAGTTGCAGGAATTGCTTCTTCAGGAACTTCAACTTCCACTTCTACCTCTTCCATTACCTCTTCGATAATTTCTTCTGGTTTAGCTTCTGCTTCAACTTCTGAGATTTCCATAATCTCACCATTAGGACCGACACCGACTAACATTCCATCTGTTGTTTCGTGGATACCTTCAGGAGCGTATGGAGATTCTTCGCCTTCTTCTACTTTAATAAGTAGAGTTGCACCAACTTCCAATTCACCTTCAGTATAAACCACAGTACCATCAACTAATTCAGCCTCAGCCATTTTAGTCTCAGTAACAACTTCTTTGTCAGCTGCGAGCATAACTCTCAACTTCTTTACTAAATCGTTTACTGTCATAATATTGATTTTTTTTAGATTTATCTGGTTATTCCAGATGTTATTAAATATAAACTAGTCTGATATTGACAAAAGTTTAGTTAGATGAGTCCCCATTCTTAATTATAGTGGTGGAGTGGTAGCTCCATCCCTATAATATTATTAATATTATTATCCATGGTATGGGAGACTACTGGTTTAGTGCTATTT